CTGACAACGAAGAACTTTGGGGGAAAAAATTATAATATCTTTTAACATCATTAGAATATATTTCCAAGAATGTTACAAAGCCATATTCCCAAGTAGAACCACTGTCAATTGACACAACGGGGTCTGATAGGTATCCCGCACTGGGGGAACGCGATACCTGGAAAAAATTAGGTAAGCTCATCCCAGGTGCGGAGAAAACCACCACATATTTGTTGCCAGTAGTAACAGTACATGTTAACGGAAAACTTATTAGTCCGAAGTCGGTAGGGTAAACCGGCGGTGTGGAGCTATTCACGGCACTGGCCAACGAAGATCCAGTTGGATAACGGTTTTCGTCAGCGTTGTATAGCGTGGCAGTTAAGTTGCCACCACCAGATTGGTAAGTGCGTATACTGGCAATCAAAGATGTGATATTTTCTGTTGCCATTAGGCCACCGAACTAACTACACAGATTGCAACTACTGGCTGTTCTGCTGCACCCACCTGAACACCAGCACCCCATTTATCAAGTCCTGGTCGCTGCCCGCCACGTCCACGGTTGTCCTGAACGTCATACACCCTCACGTTATTCAAGAGTGGAGAAGTAAACTGTGGCTGGTCAACACAGGCGTGTCCTTTATCCAAGCCAAATAGCGGGAAATATATTCTTACTGGTTGTGCCATATCAAACCCTCAGTAGGTTTACATTACTCATATGTTACATCATTCCATGTCTTTTCCACAGATATGTCACCTGCGAAATTCATATTGCCAACTGTCCTGGGTGCACTTCTTAAATCGAGCTTGTAAGCATTCGGTAAATCAATCTTGTAGAATTTTTCAACAAGACCCTTATTTATTTCTTCAATCTGAATTTCTGCATTAGAAAGACATGCGGATTTAATCACATGGTCAAATACAAAACCAGCAGGATGTAAATTAGATGCTGGCTCAAGTTTGTATACTGATGTAGTGTCAGGAGTGCTCGCACCAGATAGTGCAGCAAACGTCAGAACTCCAGTAGCTTTAACATAGTCTGTTATCGTTGCTGTCTCACCACGGCCAGTTCCATTTATAATAGTCAGTGTCCAACCGTTGAAGAAGTCATCGGCTTCCCACCTTGTGGTATCTGTAAGAGTTGTAGCAGCACCAGCAGTAGCTATGCCGCCTTCAAGTTTCATGTCGTCAAAGTAAATGGTGTATGGAAACTGTATAACGTCAGCAGAAGACGGCTGTGGGCTTACGAGCAGTTCCCACCGTCTCATTGAACTCAGAGCGTAGGTAGCAGGCTCATATGGCCTCGTGGCTGCAAACTGCGGGTATCCGCTGGATACACTTACTGACCTTCTCTGGTCTATAAAATCTGGAGTTCTCCACGACACTCTTGTTCCATGATTAGTGTCTCTTTCATATGTTATCGGCCCGTCTACAATTCCACCAAAGTGCTGCGGAAGAAGGTATCGTGACCTGTCAGCGTCTATAACATCAGTTGATTTAACTAATCTCCACTGAGAAGTAGAGTCGGGTGTGGTCCCATCAGACAGTGCAGCAAATGTGAATGTGCATGTTGCACCAGTGAAGTCAGTAATCGTTGCGGATTCACCTTTTCCGGTTCCGTCAGAGATATAGATGGTGTAGCCATTGAAGAAGTCGTCAGCGTATGTTGCTGCATATGTGCTGTCAACAAGAGTAATCGCTGAACCACTCGATGCTGTTCCAGAATAGGTAGTTGCAACGAGTGTCTGACTTAGTACCCTACGCATCCAACGCCACCCGGTCACAGGTGCATTTGCGATGAATTCACGTATGCCATCGTTTACTATTCGTTTGCACAGGTCAAGATTGTGTACGTCGTCCACTGGTATCAAAGCTCTACCAGTGCTTGTAGTGCCATAGTAAGCCATGCCAGCTTCCTCGGCAACAGCTTTAATCAAATCTTCAAAACCTAATGCACTGTTCGGTTCGGACATTATTATTTCTCCGCTTTTTTCTTCGCCTTGTTTACTATGTCGAATTCATCAGCAATTTTACAACGCTCTACTATTAACTTTATGCTCTCAAGTAGTGCGTTATGCTGGTCACGGTTTAAGTTCGTGTTCGCAACAATGATGTCAACATTCTTTAATGCTTCTTCTACTGTAATCATAATTTTATTCCTCTCGATAGGTTTCAATAAATGCCCCGCCCCCACGCCCATATCGAGTAGGAGTGGAGGACGGAGCTTAAAAACTAATTACCTCAACTGTGCTACACGAACCCAATCAACTTTGAGCGTGTTGACATTGGCACCATCTTCATTCTGGCATACCAATGACAGAGCAAGTTCAACAGCATCAGGGATGTTGACAGCAGTCACACCAGTTTCAACGAGAACACCGTTGTAAAAGAACTCAACCTGTGTGATACCCGTAATCTTAATGCCAACCTTAGCAAAGGTATCCGCAGCAAGTCCCACTGCAATGTCGTCCGTGGTATCGTTGGTACCAGCTTTAGAAGTAATAGTGCTGTACTTTGTGGTTGTAGAATCAGCATCTGTAAAGAAGCCAACAGCACTCATAGCTGCCTCATCAAGCACGCCAGCGGCTATTATAGCCGTCTGTGTACTCGCCAAACCAACGAATATCTGGTTGTCAATCTTGTTTACTGCTACCCTGGCCTCCATCCAGATTGTCTTGCCAGCAGTGGGTTTAACACAGCAGTTAAGCAACTGTGCGTTCATACCCTGGTCAGCAGCAGCAGCGGCTGCAATATGCAATTCACCACCAGCACCAATAACACTTCCGATTGTTCCTGCTGTAGCCCTTGTAACTGTCCATCCACCATCTACGGCTGTTGTTGACGCAGGGATTATCGAGTTACCCATGAAGTCATCCTGGTAAAAATACCCGACTGTCGGGTCCAGCATCATTGCCAATATTGGACAATCAGCCCAAATCAAAGGACTCGGACCATCACCGGCTGCGGTGCCATATCCTGAACTGTACTGCACAGGAATACCCGTTTCGAGTATCGTGGCAGCATTAGCCGCAGATATAAGCGAAGCTAACTGTGCAGAAACATTGTCCTCTGTTAGAACGAGGTTGAAATCACAAGATGAAGCGGTGCCTTCATTCACATAAACAACTGCACCACCAGCACCATCGGTATGAAAAAACATACACCCAATGGCGTAACCAGACGCAGTACCAGTCGGCACAGTGTTGCCGTACACAACCAGTATTCCGTCTTCATTCTTATAGATAACCTGTTCTGTAGCAGTTGCCGCCGGTGCAGGAATCATGTTATGGAGTTCATGTGCTATAGTATATTCTGTACCCATAATACTCCTCCCAATTAAGCGACGTATTCCTGTGCTACACGGAACCAGTCTATTTTAATATTATCACCATTACTACCAGCAGCACCAGAAGCGATAGCAATTGTAACTGCTAACTTCTGAGCACTTGGGAAGTTTGATGCACTTGCTAAAACAGCAGCGTCTTTATATTCAACGCCGTCAACGTATACATGAACCTTATTGTCACTGGGGTCATACACCAAACCAACCTTTAGGTAGGTGTCTGCTTTTATAGCAACAAGGTCTGCATCGCCACCATCAACCTGACCAGCCAGTGTGTGCACAAAGTCAATTGTGTTACCATCATCTTCGGGGATGTGGAAACCAATATGGTCAATGTCACCAATCGCACCACCAGCACCAACAGGTTTGCCATCTGCCGCCTGGCCCTCTTCGGTCAAGCCCACAAACGCAGACAAGTCAGTATTAGTTATTGTGTTGACTTTGAATCTGGCTTCAAACCACATCTTGGTGTCGTCACCATCAGTAATTTTAACCAAACCAGACACATTCTCACCAGTGGTAAGACTCGCTACTTGGTCGTCAGTGCCATCAGTATCAAGCATCAAAACACCCTTTTCGTCTGACTGCAACGCACAGTCTGCTATGTCATCAGTCTCAACATAGCATACAAGGCCATGTCTCTGTCCATGGACAAGAGTTGTGCCAGCAATCACACCACCACGAAAATCTTCAAAAATGTGAAATCCCTTACCAGGATTTTCTGCTATTTCAGCTACTGGACAATCTTTCCAGATGGCTGGACTTGGCCGTGAAGTGTCAACTGCATCAGCCGAACCGTATCTAACTTTTCCACTCATTTCAATTCTCCAAAATATTTAGTTATTCTTCTGTGTTTCAAAAACGATTACGAATCAATTACGCAGAGGTCTTGTGCATTACAAAACCAGCAGTACGCCTATTGAGACACAGGTTGTTATGTGCACCATCAAGGAAAGTCGTGTACGCTGTGTGCTGTGCAGTTCCACCAGACATCGGTTCTCTTTCTTTCATCCAGTAACCATCATGGACGATAGGTACAAATTTCTCAAAGTTGATAATATACAGCGGGTCGTAATCCACATCATCAAGCTGGTCAATCGGGACCACGCTCAACTTATTGATATTAACATCTGTTCCGTCAGTTACTTTCAAATTTCCAAGAACATCTTTGCCACTGTGATTATCATCACGCATATCGGCCAGGTTCATAAGGTCAGCCCAAACGTCAAAGCTCGTATAAACCCTCTTTTTCGCACGCCGTGTTCCAGCGGGGTCGTCACAAAGTAGGGGAACTCGGAATTTCGTTCTTGCAAATGCAAGCCTAAAGGACTTCAACAGTGCGTTGTCAACCGCAGTATACGCAGCGGCATAATTACGCCACTTTGTTTCCGTAGAAGCATCAATATTCGCACAGGCAGTGCCAGTGGTAGCATCTTCATAAACGATGGTTGCACCAACAAAACCAGCAGTGGTGTTAATCGCACCGGCTGCATTGAACATGTTCAGGTAATAAGGAACACCATACGGATACAGGTCGTCAGTAGCACTGGTGGGGGTCTTCCACGCCCGCTCTTCAATAAGGTCGGCTAAATCCCACAGCCCAGTCTGCCGTCTTACAGTCATAAGATTGATGAAACCCTTCGCAGAATTTTTGTTCTGCAAAATCTCCCACTCATCCCATGAATAGTCCACACCTATCTGAGTCCAAGGGACTTTGATAGTATGTACAACGTCAGATATGTTCGGGGTATCAGTATCAAACGGTCTGCGATATTTAGCATTACCATTAGACTCGAACACTACTTTACGCTCAATCTGAGTTCCACCATCAATCTGTAGAGCTTCATTCTGATATATACGACACCATTCGTAATCAGAATTGGTCCACGTCATTTCAAATTCCTGTTTTGGCAGGTCATTCTGTGTAGTGGCAACCAAATCAAGCAAGTCTTCTCTTTTAATACTCATTTTTTACCTCTCAATTCTTGTCAGAAAATTTTTGCTAACTTTTCTGAAACTTTAGCTTCCAATTCAGCCGGGGTCTTAGGCCCACCAGTTTTAGCAGCTTTCTTATTCCCACTGTGCGGTTTCAAAGTTATACTCTTGCTTCTTTTCTTGAGTTGCTTTGTAATCTTAGTGCGTATAACTGATTCCTTAATCGGGTCAGATACTGCTAAATGTGATAACTTGAGGGCTTCCCTCAGCTCCATATCCCGTCCTTGCATTTCCGTTCCCACAAGAATCTCATCAGCCATTACACAGACAGCCATTCTATTAGCCCGTTGTCCGGGGGTTAATTTGTCCCATGAACTGTCTTCGGAAATGTCTCCATAGAAATCGTCGAAATAATCTGTCATACCAGCATCATTGAAAAACGAATCTAACTGAGTAACTACTGCTGCATCAATCCCATTCTGAGCTTCCTGCTGTTTAGCAGGAACTACGTTTGCTGTCTCTTCGAGTTTCTCAACCAACATGTTGATTCGTTCATCTTGTGCCTTTGCCATGTTTACGAGCGGGTCGTCCGCACCGTACTCTTTTTCTATGGCAGAATAATCGGCTTCAATCTTCTTTGACACTTTCTTTTCGGCCACTTCCGTGTCTTTTTGATTGTTCTTCGCAATCGTCCTTCTGCCTATCTCAGCAAACTGTTGTGAAATACTGTTAGTTGCTGTATAGATGTTGCCAAACGTCTTTAAGGCTTTCTCAGGACTTGCATCGAAAAACTCATCAATGTCCTCTTGTGACCATCCTTGGTGTATCGCTGCTCTAACAAGATTATCAGGAAGGGTAGGGGGTTCTTCAACCGCCGCTTCCTCAACTTTGTCGTCGTCAGTTTCCTCTTCTACTACCTTGTCTTCTACTACTTCTTCTTCAACTACTTCTTCTGTTTTCTCATCATCAGTTTTTTCTTCAACTACTTCATCTTCTACTACTTCTTCTTCAACTACGTCCTCCACTACATCTTCAACTGCGTCTTCATTCTCATCCAACATCCCTATGGATGACATCTTTGCTGCAATCTTTGCTGCTGCTTCGTCACTAACCTCTTTTGGCATGTCTAACTCCTATTAAATAAGCTGCCCGATTACACATCGGGGGTAGGTTACTTAGGCTATTCTGTCACCCTTGTATCTAATTCTTTGTGGCTGTTTCACAAAACCAATCTGTTCAAGATAATGGTGGTGTTGCCTTACAGAAGTAAATTCTGGTCTTCCATCGGGGTGAACTTTTATGTTCGGGAATCGAATGTTGTGCTCTGCAATTTGGTCGGGGTTCATGGCGAGGCTGTCAGAAATTAAACTATAATCACCAGTTGAACCGTTCATAAAAGGACGCATATCCCAAAACATTTCAGAGCCGCATTTCTCACACATGTGCACACCCTTGGTGTTGGTGTCCTCTATTCTATGCTGGCATTCTTTATTCTCACACTCGAAATGGTGGGTAATCATATTATTTCTTTCCTTTTAATCTTTTTATTTCGGCATCAGACAGCCCAGCATTCTTCAAGCCGCTGTCTATTTGCTGTGTCCTGGTGGTTTTTTTCTTTTTCTTCTTTGCCTTGACAGTTTTATACTCGCTCTCAAGTTCTTTGGTAGTTTTTTTACCAGCAGCTTTAAGTCTCTGCTCACCAGAAATTGTTTTTACTTTAAGTTTCAATCTGCGTTTTTTTTCTGCCGCTGTCTGTATGCCAACTTTTTCTTTGAGTTTGCCAACCCAATCTTTTTTCTTTTTCTTTTCCTTTTCCACTGTGCCCCCCTTAACGCTTGCTGATTTGCTGGCAATGTCATGTGATTCACTGGCAGACTTGCCAGACGCTAAAGCCTTTTCATACACTTGCCCATATTTTCCTGGTTTAACTGCCATTAGTACGTCCCCTGATTAGCACTCTGAGAGTCATTGGCACCCAGTTGTGCGTTCTGATTATTTATGGTAGCCTGCCCAGGTATATTCGCCCCACCAGGAAAACCACCATTCTGCATTATCCCTTTTGTACTTAACTGGGTGCCGCCGCTACCATCTTCTGTTGCTTTGCCAGCATTCTGTGGCCCCATAGCCATATACATTTCAAGTTTCTGTTGGAACTGCGGGTCGTAGAAAATGTCTTCCACCCATTCGCCTATACCCATTTCATTCGCCATAGTAGTGAGATATGCTACAAGATTAAACGGCTGACCAATCTGCATCATCAACATAGCCGCATTCACAGCGGCGGGTATAACGTTAGTGCCAAACTCCATAATCCTCTGCGACCTAACCTGTGGGTCCAACTTCGACATTGACTTCGGAACAATCTTAAATATAAATTCAAGGAAATCACCAGACCTTTGTTCTGGAGTAAGCTGCAACTGTATGACCTCACCGCCAGTTTTGCGTTTTGTTAGCGGTAAATCAATCAACGGGTCAGTGTGCATATACCATGCAAGTTTGGCACTGATGTCCGCTGTGCCCTCATATGTCATATCACGTGTGTCTTCGAGCGACACAGAAGCATTAGACTGCAATATATTAGCTTGTGTAGCGGTATTAGCATTTGACTTCTGACCGGATAACTGGTCAGGATTTCCAGACATGTAATTAAACCAAATTTGCAACTGTGCCAGCATAGCAGAGTTATCTTTACTCTGACCGCCGAAAGATGCAGTCACAATTCCCTGCGGGTTAGAGCAGGCGATGGTGTCGCCGTCCATAGCTTCTCTTACAGCATCAGCCTCATCTGCTTGTGACGGGTCATACAGTAAAACATCTTTCTGTCTTTCGGCCTGTTCGAGAACTTTCTTAAACATTCTGTTAGCCGCCCTGTGCATATCATACCACACACTCACAGGTGCTATAGGAAGCGGGTTGTCATCCACCGGCTGTGTTAGTGCGAGAAAAGAATAGGGGCCGCTGTTGGGTCCGAAGTAATCTGTAACCCGTAAATATTTTGGAAATGTTATTTCTCTTGGGTCTGGTATGGTAACGAGTGCGTCAGCACCAGGAACCCACAACTCTACAACATGAACGTAATCCTGTAGAGAATACATTTCTTGTATGTCTTTATTTGACTGAGTTATCCCCTTAACACCTTTTTCATTTCCAGTTGCTCTAAAAGCAGATGGAAGTTGCATAACCAAATCGTGGTCATATCCGTCTATATCGAGAAGCGACTGTCTCGGAACAAGAACTCTATCACCAAGAAAACCAGACTTTTTAATATCGGTGCATGATGGGTCCATTACAAAATTATCGAGGTCAACTATGTCGGCATAAAGTTGTCCTGGGTCTATGTCGGCTTCACCGAAGTTTACAAACTGCCCGGATGAACTGAGGCCAACTTTCATAATGCCCATTGAGAACAATGCCGACACTACCCACGCTCTGAGTTTAGCTTTCAGATTTATTTTTTCTTCTATGGAATCAAGCCCAAGGCTTAACAATTCTGCATATTCTTTGTTCTGCATATACTGAGTTACAACAGCATTAGTAGGTGTACGCATTACCAGTGATGGAACAATGGCACGTACAGCATTAAACATAAGGTTAATCGGCTCGTCACCAGTCATGCCAGATTCAGAAGCATAATACTGACCAACATATTGTTTTGTAAACATAGCTCTTGCCGCCCGGTATCGTTTCAACCGATTGAAGCCTGCAAGAACTACTTTCTGAATTTTCAGTGGGCTTACTTGTTCCATCTCATTACCTCACGAAATCGAATCTATGTCTGAAAGAACTTCTATTCTTCTTGTTCTTAGCTGCTTTGAATCTTCTGTATCTTCCTTCAAAACAATTGCTACTCGGCATAATACTATTTGCTTTTGCTTTCGGTATTTCTGTATCATCGAGTGTAAGAGCGTCGGCTATGACACAATCGCCGTGTGTCTTTTTGGCATTGGCGTTTTCCTCTACAAGTTCCGATGGGCCTATGCTGCCATCGGGGTAACATATATATAACAATGCCTCTTCTAATGCAAAGTCACAGTGATTTATGTAACCTCCACATGACAGGACTCTGCTATATTCTCTCAGCAACAACTCCTTACTATCCCTACTCGAATGCCAACCGTATTTATCGGTTTTCTTTTCTGTCATGGCACCGGCAGTTTTCATACGGTAAAAATACGGATAGCCAAATATCTTTACAATCATTCTTCCGAAGTCTAACCCAGGGCCGTTCATTTCCCATTTCAAAAACGGAAGTCTTCTTGGTGCCCTACTGCCGAACCACAATGCCAGGGCCATGACTACTCTTGCCATTTCATGCGGCGGGGTTTCGGCGTTACGCCACTCGGCAACTTTTTCCCCGGTCTGTTTGCACTTTATGGATATTACAGAATTAGATGCACCCTGCCCCTGGCTTATGTCAATACCAAACATATAATCAACTGATTGGTCTGGTCTTCCATCTATTAGATTAACCCACACCCGAAGTGACCCGTTTGTTTTTCTTTTCAAAGTTATTTTAGTGTGGTCACGTTTGCGTATTACACTTGCGATTGAATCATTAGATATTTTTTTATCCATGTCAATTGACCACCTTGTTTTTGGTGGTCTTGCAAATAGTGCAAGATGCTTTTGTACATCTGTTGGTTCAAAGAATAAATCTCCAGATTCGAGGTCTTGCCTAAGCACTTCACGTGCAAGTTGTTTTCTTGACCTAACTTTTTCTTCCTCATCGAACCACGGTGAGCGAATGTCCCACCCGCCATTTAATTTTTCTTTAACGTATCTGCCTTTACCTTTTTGCGGATGGTCCCAATATGGTAAAATGAAAACTTTCATCCTGCCAGATTTCTTAATCTTAGCATACTGTGTTCCTGGTCCAGCAGGAGTTGAATTTATAATTCTGACTAATGCGGCATCACGTGTTGCACTATCCATCGCCTCACCCTTATCTACTTTTGCAAACTCGTCAAGCAGACACACCAAACGTCTGTCACCAGATGCAGCGTGTTGTGTAGTAGACTCGCCATCTATACAACTGCTATTGTTGTCATTCATCATATGCAGCTTCGTTCTATTCTTTTGGTTAGGCCCACAAGAAGGCGGAACCATCCACTCTGGCAACCAGTGGTTTATGTAATCATGTTTCTGGAATAACGCTTTCATGTTGCCGGGCTGGTCTACATACGATTCCGTTCTTGACATTTCAAGAAGCTGACTGTCTTTCCTGAACAACCACAGCCAGTGCATGTAGCAAACACACATCCAGCTTGCACCCATATCCCTTGCCTTGTCAACGAGTATGTCTTTTGCATTAGCAAGACACCACTCGAATGTATCAAACAGTTCGTCCTGTATGTCCCATGTTATAAATGGAACATGCGGGTTTTTTGCTTCTGTTCTATTTCCTGTTATGTCAACATCAAACTGGTGGTACGTCCACACAAAAGTATTTACCCAAAATTTCAGAGATTCTTTTGAAGCGGCGAGTAAATCCTCTTGTAAAATTATATCCTTCTCGGCATTTGCAAGAAGATTTTTTCGGTAATCAATGTTCTGGTTTTCGTGTTTAGGTATGTATAGACCAGTAGCCATGTCCTTGTAAAATTCTGGTATATTCGGAAACGGTTCTTTGAGTTCCGGTTTGGCTATCTCAGTTACACATATCATTTCTTAGATTTTTTCCCTGCTTGTGCTATTCTCTTTGCACCCTCTACACTTACCTTGTCAGCAATAGTTGTCTTCCGCTTACTTGCATCTTCTGACTGTGCTACTCTTCCTTCAAGTCGGTCATATATAAGTGCAATCATGCCCTTATCTGGTTTGTGTATAACTTCAATTTCCACAATGCCTGTTTTCTTACCCTGGACAATTACATCTTTGTCCTCAGTCACTTTGTAGCCAAGAGCCATCTTAAACATCAAACGTGCCATAGCCTCTGATTTAGAAGCCATCCGTGCACCCACATCAGGGTCTTCGATAAGCTCAGTTTCTTCTTTAGAAACCTGGCTTAGATATTTTGTTAAAAGTCTGCTTGCTGTTTCTTTCGTTTTTCGTTTCGCCATAGTTTAATCCGTCATCCATTCCAGGCACTTGTCAACTATTGCATCAATATTTCGTTCCCAAAACAAATTCAGCGGTGTGCATAAAGACAAATCATCATACCCACCTATGCCTCCAACAAGAATCGCAACAAGTTCTCCGTTAATATTAAATACAGGGCCGCCGCTATTGCCAGGCCATGATGCTGCATCAACTTGTATCTGCTCACCAGTACCAAAAAATTCTATACTTCTGCCCGTATGCGATACTATACCTTTTGTTACAGTGTTAATCTGGTCATGTCCAAACGGTGAACCAATTACAAATACGTCATCACCTACCACAAGAGAATCTGAATCGCAATATTCTACATATGGCAATGGCTCATTCGGGTCTATGTTTATGAATCCACCGTCGTTGTCTTTCAGAGCATGAAAATTTGTAGCCTTAAATTTCCTACCATCATTTAATTCTACTTCAATGGATACTGCGTTCCTTACTACGTGCCCTGCTGTGAGTATCTCGCCATCTGGAGAAATTATAACGCCAGAACCAGACCATGAATAACCGTGGCCTTCGACACTTATAAACACACATGCTGGTAAGACTTCTTGTATCGTATCTTGAAAAATCTGTTCTATTACTACTGGTGCAACTGGTTCACCCTTCGTAACAAGGCCAAGACCATAACCAATAGAACAAGAAATGATTATAGCCAGCACCATATAGTTTACAACATGTTTTTTGAAGTTAATTTTCATAGTCGTACTCCCAAATTGCAAACTGTTCATAAAGTACAAGCACTTCATGTGCAGTAAGAGCGTGGTCATAAATCCTATAGTCTGCCACTTTACCTTCAATGAAATGCGAAGTTGCTACAGCATTGCATCCAACAATAAGTGAACTTCCGGAATCATCGGTTATTGCGTCTACCCCGGCTTGGTCAGTATCGGAGTTGGCTATAAGTTCCCCATCAATGTAATGCTTAATCTTTTTATCAGCGTCTTCGTTGTATGTCATCACAACCATGACCCACTTATCCTCGCCTATTGACACATCGCCGATAGTTGTCTTCGCTGATGCAACGGTAGTGGCATGTGCTATCTCGCTGTAAATCTGTCCATTAGAGTTTATAAAGAAAATGTGTGAGCCTTTTGCCAACATACCGTGGTACGTTAAACCATTGGGTTTTAACCTAACCCACACGACCACACTATATTCTGTATTATCTGAAATATTTATTGAAGCATCAGCAACAACCGTAAATCTATCATCGGCACCGTCAAATTCAAAAGCCTTATCAAGTGGGCCTACTGCCTGATGTGCAGATGTTAAATTAGAAGCACCATCAACAAGTGTGCCAGTGTTTGTACCGGCACTATCAGTTATAATCTCAGTAGCAGCGTTATCTCTAAATTTATAATGGGCCACTAATGACATGTTAATTTCTCCACATTAAAAATACAACAGCATCTGCATCAGTTGAGAAGAAGTTCAGTACGTTTGTATTACTTACTGGAACTTTCATCCACCGATTATCCAGTGGGCCATCATTAACATCTGCTGCCGCACTTAAATTTATATTAACAGACGCAGTATTGGCCGGGTCCGGTTTCACATAGCATTCTCTACATACTTGGTTTGCACCTGTTCCAGTGCCAGTAGTAAGTGTCAGCTTCTGAGACTCGCCTGCTGTGCTCTGTCTACCAAGTGCCCCGCTATTTATAATTGCATCAATTGCAGCTTCCATAGTTATCTGTGCTGCAACTACACTGTCCTGCTTGTCTTCCGTAGCTGGATTTATCCTGCCATTGGCTACATTAGATAGATATGTATCTGGTGCCCACATTATTTCTTCTCCACAACTTTAGCTTTAATTTCAACCTCAACCTGACTACCGTCGGCAACCAGCGAACTCAACTCTGACCTCTCAGCAGCATTAAGTCCACTTATTTTTCCGAGTATCAAGGATACGCCACCCTTATCTTGCTTCAAATTTTCTACTGTAGTTCTTAATGTAATCATTATAGTACATTCCTTATTGTTTGTTTATTGTCAGCAAATGTCTTCTTACGCCGAAGTATCTCATCGAGGTCTTGCTGTATTACATTTTCATCCTGTAGGCCCATAAGTTGACATACGAAATCAGCAAATGGCATATCTTTCTGCTCAAAACTATCGTATGTCTTTTTGAATCTCACCAGCTTGTCGTATGGTACCTGTTTTAGTTTTTGTTCATTAGTTGCGATATGGCCTCCTACGTCTTACGTCTACCACATATATAACATCGCCCGATTCTGTAACTACTACGTCATGTGGTCTCACGTTCCTCGCATACATTACACCCTTATCAGATTCATCACAGGTGTATTCTGGAAAAATTTCCAGGCCATTAAGCAGCATTTGTTCACTCATTCTTCATCCCCCACAATAGGAATAATTGTTGTATCCCCTATAACCCTTATATTAGTCACATGCCCTATATCCGTTATAGACACTTCCATTATCTTTAAGCCCCACCCCGATGCCGCTTCTCGGATTCCCTTCAACACATCCTCACGAAGCTGGTCAATGGCATTAGGCTGGCTCAGGTCGTGTGATTTGGCATGAACAGCAATAACCCCCAACGAACGCACGCACAGGGCGTGGTCGAAGTCCTGTACCCGTAGGATTGCTTTCTCAGCATCGGTTATCCTGTACAGCACAGCACCAGAAATTGCGTAGTCCTTACCATTAGAAATAACCGACTGACCTCTAAGGTCTATCGGCTGTGGTGTTACTGTTACGGTGGTTATTTCTTGTATACACGGCCAGAATAGCCAGGGTCCAGGGCTAATAGCCTTGACTTTGTAGCCGAGCGTAGTACGAACACCAGCCTCATCCGGTTCTACAAAGAACAATCGCGGGATGAGGCTACTTATTCGGTCTATAATTTCAATTAGCCAATTGATAACTACACACCCACTTTCACTACGTTGTTGCTGTCCCGCCTGTTATTCCTGTTCACTTTAGCAGTGACGAACCTAATATTACCCTTTTCGTAGTGCCCACTGTTATCTATCCTGTCAATCTGTAATCCACGGGGGTCAACCTTCAAGACATTTATAACATAGTCAACAAACTCATCTACGGATTCAAACTTGTTTTGTATTCCACGACCGCCGTAGTTTTTGTAACCATCTTTTTTGGGATTACCACACCGTTGCTTTGTGCGAGTGAAGCACATATGCAAACAGCCCTCCACAGTCTGTCTATACTTCTTATAGTATTCTTTGCACGCTACTTTGCACCTTTCAGATTGGTGGTATGCTGCCTGGTATACCCTACCTCTGTCTGACTGCCTATATGCCTTCTGGCGGGCCTTCTGGCAGACTTTACACCATGATTGCAGCCCGTCCTTTGCCGCAGAACACTTGGAAAACCCAGTTGCTGGCTTCTCAATCCCACATTTCTTACATGCTTTTGTCATTTACCCAGCCTTACAAGCTCAACAATTAGCCATATTATGCTGAATGCCAGCACAAACCTACATAACATTAGCAAACTGTCCATTTTTCATCCTCTCGATATTGGGGTAATCGGTGGGAATCGAACCCACTCCAAGGCATCCACAATGCCCCATGCAGCCTTTACACCACGATTAACAAATATTAAAATAGCCCGGTTAACCGCTGTCACCATAGGTTTTCGACTCGTCAGTTTATTCGGGCTTAGTGTCATTTAGAAATTCTTCCAATTTGCAGTAGTCATCCTCTGATATACGCATGTATTTTATGGGTGCGATAAACTTCGTGTTCTTGAAAGCCTTACGCATCTTATATTCCATATCCTTACGTTCTATGTAACTTAGGAGGCACTTGTAACCAGACTTATACAGTACCCAAGGCATCTTAGCAGGTTCCTCCCACGGAATCGTTTCGCCATCTTTAGCGTTCATCAAAGTGTGGTAGTTCTTATCGGACATAAAGAAATCTTCTGGGTCTATGCCCTCACTGAACAGGACATTGTTTTTGTCTAACCCAACCTTGCAAATACCATAGCCGAACAACCCGCCACATACGTCGCCATCTTCTATATTTTCCATCAGCACCATGAATTCTTCACTTGTCAGACCATCCACATCCTCGATATATGTATACGCAGTCCAAAGACAGTTCGTGCACGCATAGTTAATCTCAACAAACTTCTCATCCACACCTATCGGAAGCACTTCGAGGTTGCCACACTTTTCACATTTAATCACTAAAGCCTTATCACTCATATTTTCATCCTCTCGATATGGTTATTAACTTGCTTTAAGTGCTTTTAGACTCTCATCAATGTCATCACGCATATCACGCAGTGTGTCAATCATTCGTATTTTAACTATTTTACCAATGCCAAGCCCGTCATTCATTTCAAGTTCCTCTGGTGAGACATACATGCTGTAGCTGGTGTACATATTCGCTATAAAATCTTGTGATGACACCGATTTGACAAATGGCGTAACGCCAACATTTTCCAGCTTTATGGCTACTCCACGTATTGCTGTTTGCATCTGCTCTATTTTTTCTTTATCCATGTTATTATTTCCTCGATATGGTTAAAATTGGATGGGCAGTTTTCCTTGAGCAATCTCAACAACTGCCCACCCCACATTATTCAGACGACATTGCCGCAGGACTCACCCTTTTGGTTATTCGTCCATCGTAATCTCTACGTCGCCACGTGGTCTTCATCAGTTAAAAAAACACACCCTCTCTACCCATCCCCGTCGATTCGTGTGAATACGAACACGTTCAAGATATAATTCTCAAAAATTTATTATATTTTTTCAATACCACTCATATGTAGTACCATCGAGCACTTTTACTACACGACGTAGAATTAGTAAATACTGTCAGTATGTGACTATTCCTCTACACTTGTGTGGTAAGTACCTAGAATACGTACCAGTCCTGGCCTGTCTAAATTGTCAAGGGTGAAATTAGGTTGTGGGTGTTTTCCAAGTAGAGGGTACGTCGGCCCGATGGGACCCAAGTCGAGGGTACTACCGGGGGGTATAGGGCTTAGATTACAGGGGCAATCAAATGGCCGTCAAACAAGGCGGACGCTGGGGCTATACATAGGCGGATGTATGGGTCAACCAGCCTGTCTATCAACCAGCCTATCAAGCGGATGTATATGAATGGTCAATGACATACGCTTGCTTAACGACCCAGTAATCGGGGTGTTCAACAGCAGTGTGCCTGTGTGGCCTGTGAGCGTCCTATAATCAATTAGTGGTAGGTTGGCATAGGCGGGCTTGCGTTAAGCGGTCAGTGGTCATCCTGATACGGTTATTCTTTGAAATGGGCGTGTCGCTGTCGTGTTGCCCGGACAGGGCGGGTATCTGATTATACAACGAATATGTAACAAATTTCAATGCTGGCTTGAGAAAATGGGGTAGTACGGCTTAACGCTATTGCTACTAACAAGTTATAATCGCCGTGCCAATCGCAAACCTAAACTCAAACTGTGCTATGGTTGAAAAAAACTTTTCTCTTCTTCTACGTCCTATAATACTTCTCTACTACTACTAACTGATTTGTTTAAATTATAGTTGAGAATTGGGTAGAACTCCAGTATGACAGATATAAGTAGTTATAAGTAAAGAGTTTAACATACACTATCTTACCCTAAAAAGGCAGTATCAAGTCAGTACCAAGTTAGCATTAAATTACGCTAATAAAAAAGATTTAGCTTGACTTTTGCCTAATCATAGTGTATACTTTGGTTATCGTGATTGGGAGTTTGACTTTTTGTGATTGGGAGTTTAGAATTATGATAGCTAAAAGGTGTTCAAAATGTGGTGAATTGAAGCTGTTGGAGATGTTCGGCCGTGATTATAAGACAATAGACGGGCTTAAATCACAGTGTAGACAGTGCAAAGCCAAGTATTACAACCGATATAAAAAGACTGGGCCCGGTAGAATGTCAATAGCCAGAAGTAATACTGCCAGAAAAATGAAAAAACTGGGGCTTGATTACTTCACTATAACCAACCTTGACAGAGATGGAGGCGGAGGATAATGAAGTTTGAGCCTAAGAATCCAGCAATAGCTAAAAGATGTAAACGATGTGGTAAGCTAAAATTAAGGGATATGTTCTATTTTAGCTTTGAAGCAAAAGACAGATTAAGGTCGTACTGCAAACAATGTGATAAAGAATATAATGCGGAATATCATAAAACGCCCGCTGGTATTGAAGCACAAGAACGTGCAATTGAAGTACAACGGTTAAAGAAACTACGCGAATACGGGGGATTTGGGATATGAATAAGACCGAGTTAAGGATACTTGTGTATGTATATGCCGCAACGTTGTTGCTTGCAGTTGTTGGAATAGCGTGGGTTGTGGTGGTATTGCCCATAATCGGCTTTTTCAGTAATTAAAACTTGACATTGAATTCGTTACTTGTTATACTATATGGGTCAATCGAACTGTTTATTAGAGAGGGTAAGATTATGATGCCTATTTTGCTTGTTATTGTAGCGATACTGGTAATATCACTTTATGCTATCTTTTGAGAGGATATGAAGTACCGGACACTATAATAGGTGTCCGATGCTATATATCTTTAATCGAGGACAAAACAATGAAAACTAAAGTATTAACCGATTCAGAAAACAGACTACTTGACCAGTATAACAGAGTCAAGCGGGAATTGCATTATTGTTCACCTTGCGAAAAAGGTGAACTGAAACAGCAGTTTAACAGTTTGTATATCTACTTGAACAAAAAGGGGATACTATGAGCGAACATGATGATATGTTTATCAGTGCAATAAAGAAGTTTTTAACATGGGCTATAAGACCTTGTGAAGATTATCCTGATTACACCGTGTGGATTGCATGGGGTGTGTTCGCAATAGCCTGTATTATTGACTTTTATGATTGACGTTGATTAAGCTGTCTGGTATAATGTAAGTATTGAAGTTTATTAGAGAGGATGTGAGAATGAGAACAGATAATCAGCATTGTTTGTATTGTGGTAGGTTATTTGACAATACAAAAAGTAAGCATAGATTTGTTTGTAGTGAAACGTGTTGCGATAAACAATCGGATAAGGTATCAAAAGCAAACAAAAAAGATAGAGTAATAGATAAGACTATAAAAACACTGTTTGCCGCTGGTATTATACTGGAATGTGGAATCTTACTACTTATCGTTTTTACTGTTTAATATGAAAGTGAGGTTAAAAATGGAAGCAACTAAGAAGTACAGGATTTACATTGGAAGTGAGAACATAACAGCAATCTACAGGGCATTCGATTCGTTTTTCGATTGCTATACCGTAATCCCAGCAAAAGGTGTTTGGCATGGTAAACTGGAAGTTTGCTATATCGTAGAGATAATTGCAGACGAAAAGAAGTACAATGTGATTTACAATATATGTAAACAGCTAAATATTGAATTGCAACAGGAATCGATTTTAATGACAGACGAACATACTCACACACAACTAATATAATTGGGGGTTATTATGAAACTGTACTACCATAAAACGGCTGGCGGGGCGGAATACTTAACAGATACTTACGTCAAGTGGGAAAACAACGGGAAAGAAGGGAAAGAGGGTGTAGTTAATGATAAAACAAAATACGTCGTAAGAATCGACGGCAATATCGAAAAAGATGCCGAATTAACGATACGCTAAATTTTAATTGGAGGTACGAAATAGGGTACAGTTTGAATCCTGTACCCTGTTATTTACCTTTAATCGAGAGGATAGAAGATGTTAAATTGGATTGATGTGCACGAACCGAAAACAGGCAGGAAATCATCACTTTCTTTCGGTGGTAAAACTTCTACGCCGGGATGTATCCGCATTGTTGGCGGGTTAGAACATGGTACCCAGATAACTTTTGATAGAGCGAATGCACAGGAACTTGTTGACTTTCTTGAAAAAAACATACTTAAAAAAGGAGATTGAAAAATGAACATTCGAGACTATGGACAAAAGATTATTGACGGGTATCTTCATCGCTGGGAAGTAAAGTATCCTTGCAAGTTCGTTGCTAAAGACTTAAAATGTGTGCTTGGCTGTTACAGTTATCGCAGACAAACTATTGAAGTGCATTCAGGCATTATAGATGACGCTGACTGGATTGACACTTTGCTACACGAAATTGCTCACGCCATAACACGACACGGTTTTGGTCCTGATGTTATTCACGGTAAAGAATTTAAGCAAATCTGTGAGATACTACGATGTAGTGGTTCAGCTAAATCGGATAAACCGTTTAAGACAAGCTACGTTTCAAAATATAGTGTAACATGTGGTTGCAAGACGTTTGCAAGGGAGAGATTGTCAGAGTGGCAGAAGTGGGATATTAGTTCAGGTTCGTCTATTTGCAGAAAGTGTGGTAAACCGTTCACGTTCAAACAAAACAGGTGAAAAACGATGATTTATACGTCATAGAATCGCTGGCTAACAACAGAACACTGGGGTATTCGGTATGAATGCAATACAAAAGCTAATTAAAAGACACGGCACAGTTAAAAAACTAAGCACCTGCGGATTTATTAACCCCGACGGCAGCTATGTTCAGTGCATAGGCGGCAAACAGCATGTAATAGCCTGCAAACTTGCCAACACTTCCTTGCACCTGTACTTGAAAGCGGGCGGGGCGAGGGTATTCAACTATGCAACCGAGTTGGCTGTTGAACACTATACGCCGCTTACAGAAGAACAAAAACTGGCTATAATAAGTTTGGCCCGCTGGAATTTAATAGGTACTATAACAATAAATTGTGATACCGAACAAAAAGACGGTGGCTACTACGGCACAAGAAGTCTGGGGAATGCAATGAGAAAAATGTTAGAATAATAAAAAGATTTTACTTGACACGGGTTTAAGTTTATAGTATAATTAAACTTTAGTCGAATAAGCGACATTTGATAAGTGAATAAATTAGAGAGGATGTGAAAAATGGAACTTAGACAAGGTTTAGCGTTGGAATCGATTGACCACTGCATAAGGGTATACGATATTACCCAGTATCCTGTAATTGAAATTTATGCACCATTGGACTTGCGGGATTCACGTCAAAAAGAGATAGACTGGCTCGAAGCTACTGCTGTAAAAGTTATTGAGGCATTAGTATAAATTAGAGAGGATGTGAAAAATGGGCATTACTAAAAGTGAATGGATACAACAACCGTCAATGTCGTCTTCACGCTTTATTCGGGACATCTTGCCAGCAGGCGAATGTAGCATTATAGCTCAAGTTGGGGGGCAGGGACAAGAAACAGATATTGACAACGCCCGCTTGATAGCCGCCGCACCAGCCTTGCTTGAGTTCGCTAAGATGACGGTTGATAACAAAAACGAGCCTGATAAGCTCCTGTGCCAGATTGAGAGATTCGGCATACAGGCCATCGCAAAAGCAGAGGCATTAAAATAGAGAGGAAATTAAAATGGATAAGGATGTAAGAAAAATGATAAAACCAATAGCGGACTTAATGAAGCTGCTTAGAAAATTCGGTTTTGGTTTTGAGGACTTGAACAAATTGGAAATATCCTACAAGCCTATTAAAGACTGTGAAAGAAGTGCAGTACCAAAGCGTATAAAATAACTTTTTCATTTTCTAAACCCTCCTTTTTACCCTATAGCCACGGAGGGCTATTTTTTCTGGAGAATAAAATGAGTTTACTAAACAGGGTAGCTGTGAGAGAGTATAGCAAAACATCTAAAGGCAAAAAAACTCGAACGGCCTACCTACAAACTGAAAGAGGGAAAGCACTTTTTAAGGCCGCTCGAAAGCGGTATTAACACACTGAAAAATGTAAAGCGTCCCTCAAGAAATACCACGGCACTATAATCGGCACGCTTAAACGATGTTTTAACAATATAAAACAACGCTGCGATAATCCTAAGTGCAAAGCATATGAATATTATGGTGGTAGGGGTATACAGAATAAATTCAAAGATAGTCAAGAGTTCATTGACTACGTTATTGAAGTGTTAAAAGTTGACCCACGTGGTCTGCAAGTAGATAGAATAGATAACGATGGCCACTATGAAAAGGGCAACATAAGGTTTGTTACAAGGAAAATTAATCAAAATAATAGGAGGTGTAGTTGTGTCAATTTTGAATAAAAAAAATACTAAGCAATACATCTTAGAGCAGGCAAAAATTGTTAGGCAAGGGTGGGATTGTTCACGGGTATCAGCTTCTGCATTGTTGCATTTGGAGTTGAAACTACAGAGATATATCCGTGATGCTCTAAAGAGACACCCCTCTACCGGTAAAACTTTCCGTGAATTTGTTGATTGAAGGAGAACAAAATGATAGTAAATGGTTATGAAATAAAGGCAGGTGCTGATTTGTGTAATGCTAATTTGTGTAATGCTGATTTGCGTAATGCTGATTTGTGTAATGCTGATTTGCGTGGTGCTAATTTGCGTAATGCTAATTTGTGTAATGCTGATTTGCGTAATGCTGATTTGTGTAATGCTGATTTGCGTGGTGCTAATTTGTGTAATGCTGATTTGTGTAGTGCTGATTTGCATAGTGCTAATTTGTATGGTGCTGATTTGGATTTTTCATGTTGGCCCTTATGGTGTGGCTCTTTTGATGTTAAACTGGACGATGACCAAATAGGCCAGCTTGCGTACCACTTGTTGAAAGTAATGGATGAGAAACAGTTTAAGATGGTGTTTAGGTATCTTAGACCTATTGCCAACAAAGCAGCATTTATTAAAAGAAATGGGTTAAAGAAAATTTAGATTGGGAGAACAAAAATGTTAAGAATAGAAATACGTAAAACAGCAAGTGGGTGGTGGTTTTGGGACACCTATTCTGCGAATGGTAGAAGAATCCTATTGTCAACACTTACCAGTAGGAAGTCTACAGCAGTTAAAACTGCAAAGAGTTTTATCCGCACAACTGGTATGACCGTTGTAACACACAGATTCCATAGAGACGGTACAGAGACTATAATCATAGGCAACGATGCCTACGTAAAAGAACATTTTTCAAATTAGTATAAATCGTACAAGCTGCCATAGTCGTATTTTCACATATCGAGTCTTGTATGTAGAGGGAGTATGTTTTATGATTTGTCTGGGCTGCAAAAAACACAAGAACAGTAAAGAGTTTAGCATATCATGGATATACTGTGATAAATGCCAGACAAAGTTTATAACTGAGTGTGAGGCTATGAACACTGCCGTATGTGTAAGTTGCGGCACAAGACACCCGTTACATAGGTTTCCAAGAAATGAGAAACAGTCTGGGGGGCTTAGTCTTCTTTGTTATACGTGCACAGCAAAAAGAAAACGTAAAGAGGACTATAGAAGAAAGCACCCAGTTAAAAATGGGCCAATGTGTGGCGGCAAACATTGTAATATATGTGGGTGTTTGAAATTAAATGAATGTTTTAAGAAAAACAGAAAAATCAAGGGCGGCTTACACCCCACCTGTAATGCCTGCTTAAAATTAAAAGCTAATCGGAGAAATACCAATGCAAAACAATAGACTGCCGTCAGGGATAACAACACAACAGTTTGAAGCATATAAGCTGTGTAGCGGTGAGCATGATGGGCACACCACTGCGGAAGCTGCAAAGATAATGGGTATAACACAGCGTTCAGTAGAGCGATTGTTGGAGCGTATGGAAAAGATACTGCCAAGCCTATTCCCACTGTTGACAAAAGATGAGGCCGCTGTTTATGCACACTACCAGTTCCACCATGTGAAGCCAGATTTCCCGCAAGAGAAAATGGAGTACCTGTTGAGAAGTCTAACCGCTAAAGGTAAACTCGGCAAAGGAACACCAACTAAGATGCTGGAGTACAGTCCTATAATGGATAACAGGGTCAAAAGGAGATTTTGATGATAGAAGTTAAACGAAAAAAGAAACCAACCATTGGCAAGAGTGAATTATTCGTCCCTGTCACTGGAAGATGCCGTAGGAATATGATGAGAATCGACGTTGCACAATTCAAAGCGGAGCGTTTTATACGTAACGCTGCAAAACGGGCGAGACTCAAGAAGATTACTAATGTAGCGGAGCGTGGGACACAATCAAAAACAGTCGTAGATAAAATCAAGGGGTTGTTGTCCCCCCGCTTCACTTTTTCTTAAAAAAATGGGAGAGTAAAATGATAAAAAAAGATACTGGTTCAAAATTCGATGACGGGAAAAATAGACTGGACTTGATACCTCCCGATGCAACAGAGGGTTTAGGGCTGGTGCTGACGTTTGGTGCCAAGAAATATGCCCCGTACAATTGGTTGGAGGGCATAAAGTATTCTAAGATTATTGCAGCCATAAAACGACACTTGCTTGCTGTTGAGCGAAATGAGGACATAGATTCAGAGTCAGGGCTTTTACACGTAGACCACATTGCCTGCAATATAGCCTTCTTACAGACCTATATGCGGCATGGTGTGTACCAAGAATTTGATGACCGCCAACATATGACAGAAAAGAATGAGCCTACAACTATGAGAGAGGCACTAACAACACGTGCCTATATGAGCCATAGTATTCGTGGTCGCAAAGGTCTGGACGCAACACACAGGGAAATGGTAGACAACAACAACAAGGCTATTAAAGCTGGTGATGTTCTAAGAAAAGATTATTCACTGCTCGACGTGTATGTTCCCGGCGACCATGATGAGTTTATTATGGCGGCTTATGAAAACGGCATGTTGTCAGAAAAACAAATTCTTGATACCGATTGTGCGATTATAGATAGCTGTGATGAACTAATCATATATTCAGAAGATGGGTATTTGTCACGTGGCATGGTGGTTGAAATTAAGTATGCCATTAAATGTGGTAAGATAGTACGCTGGTTTAGCGAAATGGGGGTGTACAACGACTCTACATTCAAGTCTTACTACCCGGATGAGTGGAAAAAGGTGTGCTGATGAAATTTACAGGCTGGGAAATAACGATATTGGTGTATCTGGCAGTACGTGCTACATTGGACATACTTCTAATCATGTGGAAACTATTGGAGAGTAGATAATGAGAAATTTGGTGATAGGTGATTTACATTGTCCAGTAGAACGTAAAGGTTATATGCAATTTTGCAAAGACCTTTATGCAGAGTGGAATTGTGATTCTGTAGTATTTATTGGGGACGTGGTTGACTGGTCAGCTATAAGTTTCCACGCACACAACCCAGAAGCTCCCGGACCCAAAGATGAGTTCGAGCTGGCTTTCAATGCTATTCAAAAATGGTACAAGGCATTTCCGAAAGCAAAAGTATGTATAGGCAACCACGATGCAAGACCAAGAAGGTTAGCTGAATCAGTAAACATACCAGCTAAATTTATTCGGGACTACAGCAATTTATGGAACACCCCAAAATGGGAGTGGGGGCACCACTTCATAATTGATGATGTGTACTACTGCCACGGTCACGGCAAAGGTGGTGGCAATACTCCAGCGTTCAACAACGCTAAGAAGATGGGTATGTCTGTCGTGATGGGCCACTTCCATTCTAAGGGTGGTGTAGTGTGGGCATCCAGCCCACTGAACAGATGGTTCGGTTTGGATACTGGGTGTGGCATTGATGACGAGGCGTATGCTTTTGTGTATGCCAAAGAACAAGTTCAGCGGTCAATGCTGAGTGCTGGTGTGGTGCTCGATGGTATGCCATATTACGAAGTTATGCCCTGTGGTGCTGGAGAACGCTATTGGGACGGCAATTTTAAGGGCTAATTTGTGGGAGCTAAAAAAGTATCAAACCTGGCACTGTGTTCAATAGTCTAACTGTTCGCAGGGAGTTGCAACAGCGGAGTTCTAATGGTGTCGGGTATGAAGCAGATAACTGCGTGTCGTGTTGTGGTGTTTGTAACAGGATGAAACGCAATATGTCACAAGGAGACTTTTTGAACCGTATTTACAAAATAAAAACGAGAAATACTATGATGGGAATTTCAAATGACCAAACCAAAGAGAACAACTTATTCTGTTAAAGCAATTGTAGTAGTTGCTACCTGTCCCTGGTGCGATAATGAACAAACAGTGACGATGTATAGCTCTGTGTCATATGGTGAGCGTATCTTTGACTGTAGCCAATGCCACAAGCCGTTCTATATAGTGGAGGAGTAGCTATGGGCAAGGGTTCAAAAAGACGACCCTGCTGCATAAGCAACGAAGAACGTGACCTGCGATATGAATATGCGGAGGGTAAGATTACACTTGAAGAGTTTAACCGACGTTTGCAAGAACTAAAAGATAATGGAAACTTTTTCAGAAATATGGGGTGATAAAATGCCATACATAAAACAGGATAGACGTAGAGAAATTGATAGAATGCTAAAGGGGTTGGGTACACAAATATTCTCTTACGGTGAATTGAATTACATATTAACAAAGATTATACACAGGCAAATTTCATTTAGAGAAAAATGCTATGATATGATTAACTCTATGGTTGGCATACTTGAATGCTGTAAAATGGAACTATACCGTATGGTAGCTGCTCCCTACGAGAACAAAAAACGTATGGAAAATGGTCCAGTATCCGACCTTGATTCTAAGAGCATGGAGGACGTAAGATGAATGAACAAATAGATTATGGTAAGTGTATAGATATTGGGCATAAGATGCAATATGTAAAAGCTGTGTACGACGCAGAGTGTCACATATGTATTGTAAAAAAGTGTGAACGCTGTGGCTATACTTCTAAGAAAAAAGCAACAATAGACGAGCCACTTGCTTTGACTAAATTGGATATAGAATTCGTATGACCTACAAAGAAGTCTTAAACTTAATAGAATACCCGGAAGATGTGCTCGTAATTGACTTCGAGTCGTACTACGATAGCGACTATTCTCTGTCTAAGATGTCCACGATAGAATACGTGACTGACGAGAGGTTCGAGGTTTCAGGCTGTGGATTCTACCCCCTTGAATATGTACCGCCATATTTTGTACCATACACTGAGTTAAATGACACGTTCAGTGATTTGAAAAGGGGTCACGGTGAAAATCTTGAAAGGCTCACCATTGTAATGCAGAATGCAAAGTTCGACGCACTTATATTGAAGCACCATTATGGGATAAACCCGCCATACATAATTGACACTAAAAATTTGGCAAGTCATTACGATGCACGTATGAGTCATCGCTTAAAGGATTTGGCTAAAATGTTTAATCTGGAGGATAAAGGTGATACTTCACAATTTAAGGGATTACATGCAGGCGAAATCATTAGCGACCCTGAGCTACTACATAAGTTGGAAACATATACATGCAATGACTGTTCTATCGAGGGAAAACTTTTCGAGATTCTCTTACCGAAGGTCACTAACCCGGAAATGGAAGTACCTCTTGCTCGCCATACTTTGGGCATGTATCTCAATCCCGCTATTTCCTTCGACTTTGAAAAAGCTGATAGACTTCTGGAAGATATGCAATCAGAAATGATTAAAGCAGCAAGACAGTATAAGATTTCAGACCTGTCAGGCAACAAATCATTCAGGCTATTGCTTGAAGCTGCTATGCCAGAAGGTGAGAGTATACCAATGAAGCAAGGCAAAAAGAAAATGATTCCTGCTCTTGCTAAAGATGATGATGGTATGAAATCGCTACTTGTACATAAATGTGATGCAGTGAGACTCTTGGCTACTGCACGTAAGGCCATAAAGTCGTGGCCGTTACACATAAGTAGGGTACGCAGCATGGTGGCCCAAGCTAAAGCAGGCGGTGGCAAACTTGGAACACCCCTGCATTATTACGGGGGTCATACAGGCCGCTGGTCCGGCGGTGAGGGAATAAACCTACAGAATCTTGGCGGCCGTGGTAGAGCGGGAAAAGGAATCAACCCGTTAATAGGACAAGTAAGAGAACTACTTATAGCTGGTGAGGGTAACAAACTGGTGGTGGCAGACAGTGCTCAGATTGAAGCAAGAATTTTACCGTGGCTTGCAGGTCAGGATGATTTAGTGAGTGGCTTTGCGAACAACGAAGATATTTATTCTGTATTTGCTACTGAATTATTTGGCATGCCAGTTAGAAAACCAAGGAAGTCGGACCCGAAGATGCTATACGACCACAATCAAATTAAGCGTGGGTTTGGTAAGGACGGCATACTTGGTTGTGGATATGGTATGGGTGCTAATAAATTCTACTCACGATGCCTTGAAAACGAAAGTTTACGACCGTTGTTTGACAGTGGTCAATACGATTTCAATTTTATAAACAAGCTGATAAAAACTTATCGAAGTAAGTATTCTAAAATACCTGAGTTCTGGACAACAGTTGAAAAAGCGTTTAAGTGGGTTGTTAAATACCCGCATGAAAAAGTTTATTCCGTAGACCATTTATTTTTTAAGAATGAGGATGGCACTGTTATAATACGACTACCGTCTGGTAGATGTCTTAGATACAGACACGCATCACTCGATGCGAAAAAACAATTGCGGTATCATTGGGGTACGCTGTGGGGCGGCTCTATAACAGAGAACATAGTGCAGTCTGTAGCAAGAGACTTGCTCGGATACTGGTTACTTGAATGTGAAATGCACAACTTTAATACTGTATTGCACGTGCATGATGAAATCGTTTCATTGGTAAAAGAAGAACAGGCGGAGTCGTCACTTGATTTGATGACGACTATAATGCGTAGCGGGCCACGGTGGTCAGAAGGTTTACCATTAGATTGTGAAGGCGGGGTACACGATTATTATGGAAAGTAGCGGAATACCAAAAGGACCACTGCCACCTTTGTTGCTGGCGTTAGATGAACACTGGGAGTCAAAGGCTGAATGCGATGGGCACTTGCGGATTCAGTTAGTCACAGAACTCATAAATGCAGGTGGTATTGTGTGGGGCCGAGTGTTCCAATGCGAGTGTTCTTGCTGTCATCAAATAATTACTGTAGAGGTGGGCGTTAGTGATGAAGAAACCTAATAAACAAGATGTGGGTGGTGCGTATGCACGCCTGATTAAAGAACGACGTACTGGCAAATCCGTAAAGAAGGGCCGTAAAGACGGCGGACTGCCAACTAAACCACTACCATTTTTAGAATTCGTTGCTAAACCAGAATCAATCGTACTGAAAGAGTGTGTGGACTGGTTCAAAAAACATGGGTACGGTGCTAAACGTATGAATAATGGTGCCGGTGATTTTGGTGGTGGTTTCAGGAGTTTTGGGATAAAAGGTGCTGGTGACATTATGGTTATAAAAAATGGTCGCCACATAGAAATTGAATGTAAGAAGGGCAAAGGCGGTGTCCAATCTAAGAGTCAGCAAAAACACCAGAAGTGGTTGGAACATAATGGTGCGAGTTATCTAATAATACATGATGTTAGTGAACTGGACTTTCATTTTTTAGGAAAATGCTAATGGCTAAAGAAAAAACACATTTGTCAGCTTCAAAAATAAAGTGTATGAAAGACTGTCCAATGGTAGTTTATCTACGCTACATTAAAAAGATTTTCAAGCATGTGGTAACGGATACGCTGCGTATCGGTTCCAATTGGCACAAGGTGCTTGAAGTAGCAAGTATACCAGAGGATAGTGTGTGCCCTGTGTGTGCACAGAAAGTAGCCAACAATGAAACCTGCCCCATTTGCATAGGTACAGGTTTCGCACAGGACAATTTAACTGTTGTAACCAACCAATTGAACGCTGATTATGGCGAACGTCCGACAGGTGTTGAAGCCGAAGACTGGGAGGTTGAACGAATCAAACTCCTGTATTCATACATAGCCTACAGGTGGGTGTACGAACAAGAAGATTATGAGACAGTGGCAAGGGAATTGAAGTTCACAATGCCGGTTCTAAGTCCTAAATCTGGCAGAGCTATACCGAATACTGTGCTTACTGGCATGATAGACAAGCTAACTAAACTCGGAGAGCATCGGTTCGCAGTGACAGAGCATAAGTCTACGTCCTCGTCAGTAGCTCCAGATTCAACGTACTGGGGACATCTGCGGTTGGACACCCAATCACTGCTGTACTTGTACATCGCACGCCGTATGCTCAAGGAGGGGGCACTTGAACCATATGGAATGTACTACGGTAAGGACCAGATAGTCGGTGTGTATTACGACGTGTACCATAAGCCAGGGATTAAGCCAAAGATGCTGACCCAGGCAGAAAGTGCAATTTTTGTTGCTGATGGTGTGTATTGTAATGGTGGCTTTGAAATCGGGGCTGACCTGGCTGTTCTAACAGTAAATGGTGTACTGGCCGAAGTTAAACCTGGAAAAAAAGAGGGCACCTTTGCAATAAAAGAGACACCTGAAATGTATGGTGCCAGATTGCTACAGGATATGACCGAGCGGCCTGAGTTTTACTTTGGTAGAAAAGAAATTGTGTTTACTGATGAGGTGATTGAAAAGTTTGAGAGAGAGATATTCAATCTTCATACAACAATGCGGCTTATGAAAAACAACAATAGCTGGTACTGTAATGAGAGTCACTGTGAGGCCACATATAAATGCCCTTACCTGGACATTTGTTACAACGGCCTTGATGTAGACGTTGACCCGCTTCCTGCTGGTCTGTATAAGAAAGAGGATAAAAAAGATTCGGAGAATAAATAATGTCAGTTAAAATACCACCCAAAGTATCATCTAAAGTATCATCTGGAAACACAAGAAAAAAAATAGGAATGCCTAAAGCTGTGAAAAAGAATTTCACTACAGCAGACTGGAATGGCGACAATGAGGGAGAGAAGGTCATCATTTATGGTGAATCGGGTATGGGTAAGAGTACGTTGTCTGCTATGGCACCTACTCCTGTGTTTATCGGACTTGATGATGGCGGTAGAAAACTTCTGCACCCAAAGACGGGTAAGCCACTGAAATTTGTACAGGGCATTGAAGGTTATGGCGATGTGCGGGCAGCATTACAGCAGCCTGATTTGTTCGACGACTATGAAACAGTTGTCATAGACACTGCCACTGAGTTACAGGACATAGCGATACCGTGGATGCTTGACAATATCTCAGGTCCGAAGGGTTCTACCGCTAAGAACATAGTTGACTATGGGTACAACAAAGGATGGAGTCACCTGTACGATGTGATGAAGTACATTCTCAATGACTGTGACACACTTATAAAGCGTGGCAAGAATGTAATCATCGTATGTCAATCGTATCCGATAAAGGTTGCTAACCCAGGTGGCGATGATTTTCTGTGTGAAGCTCCACACCTGTATGCTGGCACTCCGTCGATTGAAGCATTGTATCGCTCATGGGCTGACCACATACTGCGTATTGCTTACATTGATACCAGGGTTAAGGATAAGAAAGCATCGTCTGCAAATAACCGTGGTATATTCTTTAGTCCCGAAGTTTACTACAGAGCGAAGTCAAGAACACTGGACCGTAAGTTGGAGGTTGGAACTGTGGTTTCATTCGAATCGAAACAAGATGACAGTATCTGGCAGTACATGTTTGGTGAAGCAGGAGGTGTGGAATGACCTGGCAGTTGTGGTTAATGCAAATAATGTCTATTACGGCTGGCTTTCTTATGGGAATTAGTGTCTTCGCTGTAGAAATATGGCTGGAGAAAAAATAATGGCAGGCAATGAAAAGAGAATACAGAATAGGCTGGAGTACATTACTAAACGTATGATTGCTTCTGAGGCCAACAGGCGTAGCTTTATAAAAATGTATCTTGGAGATTGTGACCCGTTTCCATCACGATGGGATAGATTGAAACGCATCTTTCGTGCTAAAATATCTAAGATTAAACTGTGGTTGTTGAAAATCGTGGAGGACAAATAGTGGTGGGTCAGTTGGTAATTATGTTTGTGTCAGTTTGTGCTGGCATAGTAATCGGAATTTGGATAATGGCTGTAGCAGATAAATTTAGAGAGGGCTAATTATGGCTAAAAACGTGTTACACACTGACGACTGTGCCATAAATTCAATTAGGCACGACTGCATCTGTACGTGTAATCTGACATTAGAGGGCAGGTATGCTAAATTGCACAAAGAAAACACAGGATTACACGAACTAATCCAGAATCAAGCACTTGCGTTGCTCCGTGTAGAGAATTATTGTTTGGTCAATAATGTAGACGTAAGCCAGTTCTTCGGAGATAGGCGATGATAACAGGAGGACAAAAACCAAAGCGGAATGAGCCATGCCCGTGTGGTAGCGGGTTGAAATACAAGTGGTGCCACGGCGACCAGATTAAAACCATGTCAGCCAGGGATGCCATGAATATGAAAATGGCGGAATTGATAATTAAAGAAAAAATTAAGCGTAGGATGATAGAGTCAGAAGACAGTGTACCAGAACCAGAACCAGGTTTAATAATTCAACCGTAACAAAAACTTTAATTTTTAGGAGAGTAAGAGCATGAATTTAATTAAATCAACAGGAACATATCGTGGCTACGGCGTGGACTCTGGCGTAGCGAAATCGTCAGGGGGTTTTCCACAGTTCATAATTGCTTGTCAGGCAACTGAAAAGTGGGACGAAGATGACCAGGTGTGGGTAGATTTTACTACATCAGAAGATGTAGAAATGACAGCCTACAATATCTTGTTCGGTGGCAATGGTGAGGCTACTCGGAGTTGCCAGCAAGTTATGAAGATTTTTGGTTGGTTGGGTGCGTCATTCTCTAACTTGGCCGACATAGACATTAGCCAAATTGCTTTCCAATTCCGTGTAGAAGAGCATGAATATGATGGTAAGACCTCATTGCAGGTTGCGTGGATTGATGTCGAAGATGCCATACCTGGCCGTCAGGTACGCAAGTGTGATGTTTCCGAAATCAAAGACCTTGACGCTGAGTTTGCAAAAGGCTTAAAGGGGTTGACCGGGACTAAAGTTCAGAAGGCAACCGCATCTGCGAAGCCAACACCAGGGATAGTTACACAGGGCAAGAAGAAACCAGCACCACCTGTAGTAGCAGCTAAAGAAGAATTGGATGATGCGTTTGACCAGGCTATGGCTGGTGACATAGAGGATGTTGCGGCCATATCAGCAGCGGATGAAGTCGAAGATGCTGCCGAGGTAGCAAAAGCTGAGAAAGCAGCTAAGATTGTAAAGGCTAAAGCGGCGAAGGCTGCAAAGGCTAAAGCGGCGAAGGCTGCAATCGGCGACAACAAAAAACCTGGACCTCCTGCCAGTGTGTCAAAACCGCCAAAGGTTGAGGCAAAAGCCGATGCAGTTGAAGTTGTAGAGTGCACGAAGAGTGAAGCGTGGGACACCACCATAGACCACAAGTCACCGGCAGTAACTGATGACGACTTTACGAAAGTGTGGACTCAATCGGTGAAAGACCAGATGACCACCGGCGAGGTGTCCGATGAGGATGAACTGACTGGTGCAGACTGGGCGGCTATTAAAGAACGAATCGCAGGCGAGGTCTGCATACCCTTCTAAGAATTTTACTATAAATAGTGTGGGCGTAAGCTGAAATTATGGTATCACGTGGTTGAAAGCCCAAGAGCTTGGTCCACACTTTTTAGGATTAACTATGGCAATTAAACAAAACATAGAAGAACAATTCGAGGCACTCAGTTCCAATATGAGTTCTTTCCCCGGTTTGTTTGACGTACTTGCAAAAGAATTAAATGTAGATTCTTCTGCTTTACGTCGGCTGGATGTAGGGTATGACCCGTCTAAACAGGCGTGGGCTTTTGCTGAACGTGATGAGCGTGGTAATATAATAGGCATTACCATGCGTACCCACGACGGCAAGAAGTTCATGGTTAAAGGTTCCAAAAGAGGTTTAACATATGTATTAAACCCAGGAGCTATGACTGGTGAAAACAGATACATGCCTGGCCGACATAGGTGGATAGCTGTAACTAAAGCCAACAGATGTCCTGTGTGTGGCAGGGAAAAGTGGTGCATGGTTTCTGAGACTCGCAACCCCGCTGCGGTGTTATGTACAAAAGAAAGTGAAGGCTCGATTAAAAAGTTTGAGTCATTCTGTGCCTGGCTACATGTTCTACGGCCAGAAGCAACTTCCGTGTTCAATGAAAATGAAGTGTTAGTTCCATCTGCATTACCCATACTTATATTAGAAGGGTTCTCCGATGTCGCTGCGGCAACTACACTCGGCTTTACTGCTGTAGGTAGACCAAACGACCTGGGCAAAATGGAAATGCTAACGTCATTACCATTGGCTGGAAAAGATGTAGTTACTATAGGCGAGAATGACGCAGGTGCCGGTGAGCGTGGTATGCGTACAGCGTATCATAATTTGAGAAAAGTAACTGATAAGAACAGGATGATGTTACCACCAGAAGGTGTAAAAGATTTACGTGCATGGGTTGGCACTGGCGTTACTCAAAAAGAATTGATAGAGCACATCAACGCTAATGCAAAAGGTGAAGAAGAGTCTGTCATGGAGGAATGTTCACCGACCATACTTGCAAGAACCTTTTTAGATGAGCATTCCCAGGGTAAGTGCTTGTTGCTAAGAAGTTATCTTGGCAAGTGGGTTAGATTCAACGGTAAATTTTATGAGGAAGTCAAGGATGATATTCTTCGTGGCGAACTATACAAGTTTCTTGATGGCAAAGAGATTGCCAACACTAACAATAAGGGTGAAGTAAAACTTACTAATTATATGGCTACACGTAGCAAGATTAACGACATCATAGATGCCATGTGTCAGTGGTGCCCGATTAAAAGAGAGGCACCTTTCTGGATGATAAAAGGTGATGGCCTCCCGCCAATTGAAAGAACACTGCCGTTTGAAAACGGCATACTTGACCTGGATGAATATGTCTATAACAATAAAATAAAGATGTATGACCCGATAAGTTCGTTCTCTGTTAGGTCTTTTCCTTACGCCTTTGATGAGAACATCAGTTCAAAAATATGGATTGATTTTCTAAAGGACATATTTGACGATGATAAAGAGCGAATGGTTCTGCTGTCACAATGGTTCGGGTATAATTGTATCCCAGATATATCATTTGAAAAGATGATGTGGCTACTGGGAGCAAGGCGTGGAGGCAAGGGTACCATAATAGATTGCTTACGTGGTATGCTTGGAAGCAGCCAGTGTGCTGATACAAGCTATGCCTCCATCGCTGGTGACTTCGGATACGCCCCACTTATTAACAAGTTGAGTGCTGTAATTGGTGATTCCCGCACACCGCCACGAAACATTATGGCTAATGCACTTGAGTCCCTACTGCGTATAACGGGCGGCGACCACGTTACAGTGAATCGAAAGTTTAAGGACCATTTAACATCAGTAAATCTAAAGTGTAGGTTTACAATAGCCGCTAATGCAATACCGTCTATCACTGACTATTCGCAGGCACTGCTTGCAAGAGCGAACATCATTAAATTTGAAAAGAGTTTCGTCGGCAAAGAAGACTGGGGACTTAAACGTAGATTAACTGATGAAGCTAAAAGCGGTAAGTTAATAAACTTTGCACTGACCGGGCTAAAGGAACTCGCCAGGAGTAATAGCTTTATCGTACCTGGTTCATCACTTGGAATGCTACAATCGTTTATGAATGTCACCTCACCTATAACATCATTTATAGAGGAATGCTGTGATGCGAATGTAGAAGCTGTCTTGCCTAAGACTTTGATGTTCGAGGCGTGGAAAGGTTGGTGTGAGGAACGTAATATAAAACCTGGGAACTACCAGTCGTTTTGTAACGGGGTGTCGTCAACAGCGTCACACATTAAAGCGTCACGACGTAAGGTTGATGGCAGGGCACAGTATGTTTTTGAAGGTGCAAAGTTACAGGACTGGGTTTACACTCAGCATCTTGGGAGGCCGAAATGAACAACTGCACTGTAGTAACGAGCACACTTGGTGGCTATGATAGGGTAACGGTAACTAATAAAGCTGGAAAAACACTGGCAAGATTGACTGTACTACCCAATGGTGAACTGCACCCCATTACCTCTATCTACGGTCCAGACAATGTTAAAGTTAGACCGATTAAATACAGGAGAAAAAAATGAAAACACTGTATAGAAAATTTAGAAGGTTCAGGACTTTTGAATTTGAGTTTACAATCTACCTAAGATGGAATCATATTGCAATAGGTGTGAGTTGGGTTAGACTTCATTATTCTGTTGTTCATCTGCACCTACTCATGTTGAACTTTAGACTTAGATGTTGGGGGAAATAATGGAAAAAACATTTGAATTCAAATACGGTGGACACGACAGAGAAGTGGGGCTGGAATTGTACGCTGACCTGTCAAGGTGGGTAATCGGGGTGGACTGGCTTAGAGTTACAACCTTACGTGACAATAAAAATTGTACCATAAGTGTGCACTTGCTGTGCTTTGCACTCCGAATTGAGTGCTGGAAATGGGGTAAAGATGGTAAATAAATTAGCATTTTACATATTGTTATTGGTAGTGGTTTTGGGTTTTATGGGCTGCTCCCTGGTGCCAAATGTAGACCCGCACTACGTACCAGACGACCCTGCGGACATAATCTACAGAACAGTGGAGAAAACCAACTGGTTAGTTACGATGTCTATCCTGGGTGTTGGTGCAGGATTCTTTGCATTCCTGAATGGCGGCAGCAAAGGAATACAGATAATGGCGGCGTGCCTTGTGGTGCTGTGTCTGACGCTTGGTATCATGCGGTACGCCACGTGGATAGCTTTCTTCGGTGCTGCTGGTGCTATAGGAATGGTGGCATATACGGCTTATATAAAGAATAAGGCACTGAAAGAAATTATTGCTGGTGGTGAGTCACTGAAGGCTACATTTCCCAACAGTGTGATGGTGCCAGCATTCCTCAAACAACATGATGGGAAGCAGTCACCAACAACAAAAAAATTAGTAAACGTTATTCAGAAAAAAATATGATACCACGAAATAAAAAACAACTGTTTGAGTGGCTTGAAGCTCATCTTCCAAGTGTCGCTCTAAAGAAATCCATTAGGCATGGTGGGTGTGAACTGTTGGGTGCATTCAAACCGCTACCCAACAGCACCAATCCTGGGTGGATTATCCGCTTGACATCGCCGATGACGAAGAAGGAGTGGTATGTCTGTGTGGCATTGCATATGGACAGTGGCACACTCAACAGCTATATGACAGATGAAATAGAAATTAACTTAGATAATTATTGTGGGGGAAATTCACCCCTGTATGCAGGAGATTATTGTGGAAAATTACGTGATACTGAGTAAGGTAGTGAACCTAACTTATGAGATATGTGGATTACAAATTACGAGAGCTACAGTTTACAATTGGGCTAAGACAGGCGTGCTTGATTCATGTGGTCTGCGTGTGTATCTGGAAACAAAAAAGATAGCCAACAAACTCGTGACTACCGAGGAATGGCTAAGAAAATTCTTATATGAGGTGGGATAATGATTACAGAAAAAATGATTTTCGTCTACCGTAATTTACAGTACACGGATGCTGGAGTACTGTTCATCCCAACAGACCTATCCCTGGAAGACCTAACACAAATACAATTATCGGGCGGCGAGTTACTGTGGTTTGTTGGTGGCATATACTATCTGATTCCAAAAGAAAGAATAGAGAACATAACTTCTGTGTTTGAAGATGCCACGAAGATAGAAGGACATCTGGTGGACCCCATGGAAATTAGACTTAGCATACAAGACATGCAGGAGGTTGGTCCAATCATATTGCCGCTACTATAAGCCCGACGATTGCACTGATTGCTGCACCACTTACGGTACAGGTTATAATCCAGTGCTTACGTAGGTGGTCCTTGAATCCTCTGTCTATGCTTATAGTTCGCTCATCGAGCCTGATTAAAAGTTCGTCACGTTGTTCTTGGTTCATTAGTATTTTTTACCCACTTTCTTTTTCTTTTCTATTTTCTTGTAGAAGAATAAGCTACTCAAATCGCCGCCGCTCTCCCACACTGCCTTGATGTCCTTATACGACAGATACCCAGGTATAAATGTTTTCAATGCTTTCAAGAATTTTGACATCGCACGATTACGTTCTTTTTCATCTGGTGTAACAATCATGCGGTAAAAATACCACAACAACTGAGCAAATGGTGGTGCCCCACCGGGTGCTGCACCAAACATAAAACTCTTTGCATATCCAAGAGTGTTGAGGACAACACCACCTATTAACATGTACCTACCCCACCCGATTCTCCTACTCCACGGGAGTTTTGCACCATAGCCAGTCTCACCCTTAAACAAACGTATCGCTGACTCACGGTGAAATTTGAAGAAGTGATTCATCCACCAAGATTGAAGTCGTGTCAACGGCGTAAGGGCTTTATATCTAAAGACCTGTGGCATGCCCATCGGTATGTAGTGGTACTGTGTGGCACTTGCTCCAAATTCCATTTCCTTCAATATCTTTGCTTCTTCTGATGGGTACAGGAAACCCTTCTTCTCTTTATAAGTTCTTTTCGGGTCGGCCCACCCAAGTTCTTTATACTTAGAGTTCTCCACGAGTTCAAGTGTGTCATAGTATGCCACACTCATAGCCCTGCTAACATTAGTAGAGGCTGTCCATTGAAAAGGTGCAAGCCACATTCTACCGAGGGTGTTCAAGTCAGCCTTCGACAGTTCTTCCACGCCAGTGTAAGTTTTTTTGAATAGACTTTTACTTTTCAACCGCTTCAAATTTTCATCTGCTGGCAAGTAGCTACGTACATTTGCTTTTATGGTGTACAACGCTAAGTTTTGCAGTACCTGGAATTTATTACGTATGAGTTGTTTCGGTCGCCAGCCCATGACACCATAAATCTGCAACCTACCAACTTTTTGAAACAGTCCGGTCAGTGGCCTGCTGCCTATGATTCTACCGAATGGCTTTAGCACTTTAGACAACGCAGTTCCAACACCTGTATCAGTAATCATGGAGTTAAACATCTTATCAAAGTCTGGCTGTTGCCCCTTGATTACTTCATTCAGATATTTTACGGTCCACTTTTTAGTTGCGGCAGGTATGTCCTCGGCTACTAAGTTCAATGCCGATTCAGCCGCAGCGAGTGGCTCTGATAAATGTATCTCTTTAAGTGCAGTCCACAGCATAGCCTCAGTTGACTTACGTAAGTTCCTTGAATACAACTCGGTAAGCTCACTCTCTAACTTACGTTGGAACTGCATGGGGTTGTATAGTTTTTTACGTAAAGTTTCTCTTGCTTTGTAGGACAGGTCATTTGGTATGGGGTAGTTGCCTTCGATTATTTCCTTTGCCATACCCTCAAAAATGTGTCTTACATACCCCTGTCTATACGGTATCGGGTCAAGTTCAAGTTTTTTTCTTACTTCATTCTGTCTTTCAAATAGTGACCTGTTCAAATCCCTAAAAAAGTTAAACACCTCTGTCTGTTCTTCGGTTAGAAAATCGGGTGCTACTTCGTGGGCTTCAAGCAACTCCATAAATTCTTTTTCTGCTTTAGTCGGTTCATTTTTTGTCCACGCTTTAATCCTTTGCCCACGCTTCACGCCAGCCATTTTGTTTATCTTGTCTACGTTCTCTCTAACTTTACTACTAATAGTTGCGAACTCAACATCCATTTCCTGCTTGCCAAGTTCTGCCGCTCCCACTATTGGTTTGACACCAAGTCTCTCAGACGTGTAAGTCTGCGGAGTTAGAAGGGCACCGATAGTCGGTTCCCTAAATTTATGAGTTACTTCCTTTTTCTCTTTAGTGTATTCTCGTAATGCCTTGACCACTTTGTCAGCTTCGAGCTTGGTAAGCTGTTTCGTAGATTCCTTGCCAACAGTTTTCTTTAGAAGCTCGTGCCGCATGTTGTCATCGAGGTTTAATTCTTTTGATAAGACCATTATCTGTTTATGCTGTAGTCCAGACCTTTTTAATTCTTCTGGAACCTCACCAGCTTCAAGTTTTTGTTCGAGGTCTGATGCTTTCTGCTCTGCATTTTTCTGTTCAAACGCTTCTACTATGTTCCCGTCAATGTCTTCTACCTGGAAACCGGCTTTAGTTTTTTTAACACTGTAGCCTGTGCCCGTGGGTTCCTTCGTTGGTGCAACAGCCTGCTCACCAATCTTAGCACCGTAAGCAGTGCTGAGTTCTGTTATCTGGTCACTTATTTCTTTTATGGATTGGAAGTTCTCTTTAGTCGAAGACTTTATGAATGCGTTTATAGCATTTTTATATGCTGGCAGAAGTTTCTTAATGCCACCAAGTTCTTTCAACAGTTCAGGGTTGTCCTTTACGTCCTGGTCAATCTTATCGTAGTGGTCCTCTATCTTTGTAAGTTCTTCTTTCATAACTTTAACTTGTGTCTTCTTACTGCCAGCACCAGCCACTATGTTGTCTGCGTTGTTGCGGATGGATGTAACCCTGGCTACAAAGCCCTTCATGTATGTCTTCTTCAACGGAGTAGCGGGGGCTTCATCGGCTGGCTTTTCAACAACCTTTTCAGCGGCTGTCTTTTTTGCTTGTGCGGCTTTACCAGCAATGGCACCACCCGTACCAGGCACAACGCCCATAGTAAAACCTATGAGTGCTTCCTGTGCTCTACGGTCCACAAAACCAACAACCCCGCCTTCGACTGGTTTGCCGTACACACCTTTAGCTACAATCTCTCCCCATGCACCCTGGGCCACTTCTTCTGCTGCCTCTTTTGCAGACACTTCTAAGATTTCTCTCTTTAATGACTTAGCACCTTTTCTTACAACCCTCTGAGCAGTTCTATTTAGTACTGCACTATATGAACCCTTACTTACTTTTATCACACCCTTCAACTGTAGATTCTCAAGTATCGCAGCTATGCTTCCATATATGTGGTATGTCATTTCCGCTTGTTCATCAGTGGCACCATATTCAATAGCCTGGTCTGATGCCTCTTGTCCTTCTGTTGCATACATCATGGCGAAACCAATAGATGGTTGTCCGGCAGCAGACATTATGCCAGCGGTTACGAGTAATGGTGTTGACTCTGCTACTGCAAGTGACAGCTTACGTGGGCTGGTGAGCAGGTCAAGGAAATTTTCAGGCGGTTCACTGTCCCACTCAGGGTGATTTCGTATGATAGCATCCATGCCCGCCTTGTGGTCATCAATCATTTTGTTGTAAGATTTAGAAACAGCTTCTTTAGCTTTTATAAAGGCTGGTTCATTAAAACCGGATTGCTGCCTGACCTGCTCCCATTTAGCGTCAAACTCTTCTGGTGTCATCCCTGCCCCACGTGCTACTTCTTTTTTTGCGAACCTGTCTATGCCGGCCCAAAGTGTGTGCTTGGGTATCGACATAAAAGCCTTACTCATGCTCATCCATGCCCTGGCCTGTGTGCCTATTAACTGTTTCAAATAGGAGGCATCCTGGTCTTCTTTAGCCTGTACAGGGTCTTGCTGGAAATCAATCTTAGCACCCCCAGTTGGCCGTAGTTTCCCTACTGCTTGTCCAGCACTCTCCAGCATTCTGGGGTCTAAGCTACCACGTACTAATTCTTCTTGGAAGTCTATGCCTGTATCTTGTGACTGCTCTTCTCTGAAATCAATCATAGTTTCTTATATCCTGATTTGAGTGCTTCTCGTAACTGACTCGCTGGTATGGTTCCGACCCTACCGTCACTGCCAACAACTCTCACCCTTTGTTCTGTTTGCTGCTGTGGTGTCTGTTTTGCTATGCTGCTTTGCATAGGGCCAGCACCAGACATCCGTGTAGGTGTCTTAAATTTCTTATTCACTATTGCTGAACCAAGTGGACCTTTGGTTCTTAGTATGCTGACACCGGGGGAGTTCGGGTTCCAGTCATATTCATCATCGCCTGCCATAACAGAATCCCATTCTACATCAAGTTGTTTCTGATGATGTGGTTCATATGCGTCGTACTGGATACGTTCACGCCACTTCATATATGCGTCAACTAATGATGCCTGAGTTTTGTCTGCCCTGCCTGGACGTTGGTACCACGGTATGCTCGGTGCAGACTTTGCATGCTCCAGAATAGACTCATTAAAATTTTCAGTCTGACCCGGAGTAAGCGGTCTTGAAGGCCGTCTTTCGGTAGCCTGCCTCGGATACATGGCCTGTGTTGCCTCTGGTGGCATAACCATCTTAAACATAGCCTGTTCACCAGCCTCTGGGGTAATAAGTCCTTGCTGTGTCAGACGCTCTACTGTGTCAAGCTCTGCTGTACTGCTGTCAAACTTAGACTTTGCCTGGACATACTTGCTCTGGAGTTCAGCCATAGAGTTTGTGAAGTCCTCGTCAGACATCGGAGTTCTTTGCAGTATTTGTTCCTGCTCTGCGAACTGATTGTGCATCTGCTGAAACTGTTGCTGTATTACTTCTCTTGGATTCATATCATTACCCCAGGACTTTTTCATCAATTTCAACTAAAGCTATTATTTTTTTACCTTCTCTGTATTCTTTTATTAACGTCTTTCTAATCCACAGTTTGCACCATTCCAAATCGGAATATAGCTTAACACCCCCATCGTCCACAGGTACAGGACACTTTGCTAAGAAGCCGAGTTTGAATTCCTGTACTTTATCATCTGGTATGTTTATAACTACGTCAGCCATAAGTTGCCCACCTATTTAATTCTTGTATTCCATTATGCCCATATCACATGTGAATATGTTGCCAGCGTTAGCAGTCCCCCACTGAGCAGTTACAGTTATATCTAAAGCACCAGTTGTATCTATTTCAAGAATGTCACACGTAGCAGAAGAATTATCTCCATCTACGGTCATGTCTGCGTGGAAAGCCATGTGTCCTGTTGCACCCACATCCCGTACTGTAAAACAACCAGAAATATGCCAGCAAACATCTGTGAACTTGGCGGCTGTTGAGGTGAGGGTTGCTATGGTATCAGTGCCAACCTTAAATCTTAATGTAACAGTATGTCCAGCAGATGCAGCAGCATTGGTTAAAGTTCCAGATATAAGGTTTTTAAGAACGTTACCAGCCACCCAGGAACCAGCGGGAACCAGGGCCAGGTACACTTCTGTTTCAGTTGTGCCATCTTCTCCAGCGTCCCCGTCAACAGTAGTCGTAGTTAGTTTAACATCATTTGTCCTGTCGATAGCTTTTCTTGCACTCTTATTAGTTATGTAGAACCTGTTATCGTGAAACTCCAACACTCCTGTTTCAGGTGTAGTTAAAGCTGTTCCGGCATTAAATTTTAGTGGGGCGGTACCAGCCGGGGCGGTACCAGCAGCCAAGTGTAATCGTGCCGACGGGGAACCGCCAGCACCTATGCCTA